ACACACTACGTAGCACCCCCACCTGGCCCAAGCGCCCGCCCCTTGCTTATATGCTAAGCCTTTGTTTTCACAGGGAAAAGCTCATGATGCCTAGGCTATAGGCAAAGCAATAGATCAAAACAGGCGTATTCTCATGTGCTAAAGCATTGTTTTCATTACATTTGTATACACATTGAAGAAGTGACTTTTAGCCATGTGTTACAATATAACACCCCCATTGTATACATGTGCACAGAAACACAATAGGGATGCATAAACTTGTGCGTTGATGCACAGAGCTAAGACTTTGGTGCGCTAATGCACAGACATCCTGCCAAGACATCAAGCCCACGCATTCAGGAATAAGAACACGCACGTGCGCACGGGTAGTATATACATACACGCACAAGCTTTCCTGCAATTACAGATCAAAACCACATAAAGCTTATACAAATCAAAAGGTTACAAGAAAGTTTAGCTTTATGTGCAATTTCTTCTTGCTATCTCAGAAAGTATCGGGCTATAACTGATTCATCGGAAGGCAAACACCGAAGCACACCGACACCAGGTCACTGCTTCAACCTGAGCCACTGAGCAAGCCCTAGCAATCAAGAGGGGCACATGAGATTAAACTTTAGTGTTGACAAGCTTGATTAGTAAATGCCACGGTTAAGGCAAGACGGGTTGAACCCTAAGTGACACGGAATAGGCGGCGAGGCCTAAGAGTTACGGCGATGGATTTAACTTATGAGGCTCAGGCCGAACGCTGTTTGACATTGTGAATAAAGCCCTATGCCTAGCTGCAAAGCGATAATGGCCTAGAGACAGGGCTAAGAGATGCTGCAAGAATAAGCAGATATGGAACTCTTGGCCCGTCTTATCTCTTGACAGGTGCACCGCTTTAGGTGGATCTTTCTTAGGGTAAGAACACGAAAGGGAAAACAAATGCGAGTGTATGAAGTGACATATTTCTGTGAAGATACAGGCGATGTATACATGAAGCTAGTCAAGGCTGCATCACAATTAGATGCGATTGAGGCAGTGGAGCTTATGGGTGAGTTTGAAGTGATTGAAGCCACCCTGCAAGATGTGCTTGCGTAAACCCATAGACATAAGAGGCTAGACAGATGCTGAACAAGATCATATTCGCAATCGACGAAAACACAGACACACATGCCGTAGCTAAGTTTATGCGCCATGTGGATACTAAGAGGGCGCTGGGGGAGCTGCAAGGTGGGCTAGTGCATTGCATAGGCTACTGGGAGGGCATCCTTGAACCGTCTTACATGATGGATGAACGGGATTACCGCAAGTTTGTTGAGCCTATGGGCTTCACAGATGGGCAGGTTTGTATCATGCATGTCCCTGGGGATACAAGACAGCCCTGCACATTGGAGTATCAGGACGGTTCAACCGAGACGTTACACCCTATGCATGAGGTTTCTAAGGACGTAGCTAAGTTCTTGAACGCTTGGACATATGTGCAAAGCACAGGCAAATACTTCACCACACAATAAAAGCGGTTGACTTAGGGGATACATCTGCACAGGGTGTATCTCAATAAGCTAACACACACACATTCGGAGGGACTAACATGACCATTGAAAACATCATTAAGATTTACCGCAAGGCTACCCAAGAGGAAAAGCTGAACGGGGTGCTGTGGTATGCTGAAGCACAGGCTACCTTTGAGGCTATGGCCAAGAAGTATGACATGCCCTTGCACATTGTGGTTGGCGTAGCGGCTGCTTTGTCACCTAACAACAAATGGTCAATTAACATTCGTAACACCAATGATATGATCAAGGCTTTCTTGGATGGACAGGCAGTGGAATACTGCAAGCCGAGCACATATAAGGCCATGCGAGATAAAGCTTGGGCTATCCTTGAGACTATGCCTGACCATGCTGGCGTGATCAAGAAGCTGAACGGCCAGAAGATTGTGAGCTTTTACCGCAACATCATGGGCGACGATACTTGCACAGTGGATGGCCATGCTTTGAACATCTATCGTGGTGAACGCCATAATATGACAAGCGACAAGACTAACATCGGGGTGAAACAATATCGTGACATTCAAGAAGCCTATACCATTGCAGGCAGCAAGGTGAGGTTTAACCGCAAGAAGCTTAAGGCATATGAGATGCAAGCTATCACTTGGGTTGTATGGCGTAGACTGCACGGGATTGTGTGAGATATGCTTACAGAGATACTGATACTGGCTATATGCTTAGCTATACCGACAGCTATAGCTGTATGGTTTAACACATAAGGAGAAACTATCATGACACATGAAGAGAAGCTACATCACGCAGCACAAGCAGACTATGAAGCTCTGTATAAAGACAGGGATATGATTGCATACTTGGCAGAATTATATGACGATTTGCACAAGCTAGCACCAGACGTTTACAACATCGACTCTCACTGGTCGCTTGCGGAGGATCTACTATGACACCTATAGAAGCTTTCCAATTAGCTGTTGACCTAGCAGTGACTGCATCAACAGATGAAAAGGCTGCACAAGCAACACACCTTGCAGAAGAAATTGCACAGATGCTAACACCTGAGCAAGTTGAATCTGTATTAGAGATAATGGAGGCCTAACGCCATGACACACTATGCAGTGAAGGACCAATACGACGAATGGGTCAAGGTTAAACTTTTCAATGAGCCTATTGAGAATGATGCACTAAGAGAAAAGCGGACAGGTAAATGGCCTGCAAGCTTCTCACCTATGAGCAGGACTAGCTACAAGCCACATTACAGCTTCGCTACATATGAAGACCCAGAGACAGGCTTGGGAGCTATATACAAGGCACAATTCTTTGTGGAGGATCTTGAGTATGACAGCTTTATCGTTGAGGTTGTAGAGGTAGGTGGACAATGTGAAACTTATATGCATAACTGCCATCACTCTATCTTGGAATCTGGTATCCTGATGGAGATAGCTCTTGTAGTAGAGGAAATTGAAACTGTATTGCAACAGATCGCCCAGCAACACGACAGGCTTCTAGGTATCACAGAGGAGGCAGCGTAATGCGTAACACATTCAACCACATTCTAGATCCCTTCACCCGTGCAGCTATGGAAGGCCCAGCGCAGAACGTAGATCGGACTTCCCTGTCTATTATCATAGATGATTGCTATCTGCATCTGCAGGCAGATTATGACAATCTAGACTTGCCCCTTGAGGTTTATGCCGCTAGAGGTGAAGCCCTAGACTTAGCTCATGAAGCTTACACTGATGAACGCCACGGCGCTTGCCACGAGCACCTAAGAACATTCTTTACTGTATAAGGATTAAGACAATGATTGATACTGAATTGATGGACAAGATTAGATTTGAAGCTGAGCAGGCAGCAGTAGATGCAGCAGACGATTTCTTCAGGGAGCAGATGCAAGGTGAAGATCGTGGCATGTGTGGCTTTGCTTGGGTAACGCTATTCCCTGAGCATAAGGGTAACACACGGCAAGGCAAAGCTGAGCGCAAACTGTTTGAGGCGCTGGGGGCACACAAAGATTGGACAGGCAAGGCTTGGCAGATATGGAACCCAGCTAACTACCCTGTGCAGAACATTGATACGCTTGAGGCAGGGGCTAGAGCCTGTGCTGAGGTGCTCAAACAGTATGGCTTTGATGCAGTATCGCAATCACGCCTAGACTGATCCATAAACACATAAAGGGATTACTATCATGAAAACCACACAACACGCACTGATCCTCAAGCACTTCCGTAAGGCAGGTAGCTTGACCAACCGTGAAGCTATCATTGAGTATAGCATCAGCAGCTTCACTAAGCGTATCTCTGAGCTTGTAGCTATGGGCTACAACATCCACAAGGACAGCAAGTCACACCCAGTGACAGGACAGCGTTACACACGCTACAGCTTGATTGAGGAGGCTAAACAGTGACACAAGAGACAATCACATTTGAAGTAACATACTCTGCCTTTGCATCTACATCTGTAGAACTACCAGAAGGTAAATCTTGGAATGATGTAGATGATTGGTATATCAAGTGGAATTGCTTGCACGTATTCTACAAAGATGAGACACAATCTGAGCATGACCTAGATTTGTATGATGAAGTAGACACTAAGCGACCTGACTCTGTAAGGGTATACAAGGGAGCTTGGGCTGATAGGTCAGAACTACTGGAGGATGTATGATGTATACAGTCAAGACATACGACACACAGGGCCAGCTACTTTGCTGGTTCACCACGAACAACCGAGTAGAAGCCGAAGGCTACGCCAACAGTAATATCGAAGGAGCATACCATGTCACAACAAAACAATGAGCCTACACTGCAAGACTTCCTGAGTGACGCCGACCTGCCTCAGACTGCCAATGAAGTAGACATCGCTAAGTCTATCCTGTATCTCCTGATGTCTTACGGCATGGAATCAGAAGAGGGTAAACGCCTGCTACTGATGTGTGCTGACACATATGCTACAGTATGGGAGCAATTCAGTGAGTATAACGCCAATGCAGAATAACATCATGCAACCCAGAGAGAGACGCCCACAAGAGCTGCGGCATTACCACGCTAAGCTTATGGAAGACATTGAGGATGCTGAGTGGCTGCTAGAGGACGACGATCCTGTAGCGGCTGCTGCCTTGACTAAGGAGTGTGGCATTTATGCAACAGAGGATTAACGTATGTTTGTGATGGCCTATACTATCATCATCGTCTACATGATTGGCTTAGTGTATTTCATACGTGACAGCAGCAAGGAGGCTAAACGTGACATCAAAATCAAAGAAGCTAGGAGGCAAAGAGGATGATCCGTGCGATGATTGGGGAGATCTTCCAATACCTAAAACGGGTGGGGATCGCCCTCAGCGTATTACTTAATGTGATACTTGGAGGTTACAGCAACCAGACATTCAGTGCCCGTAACCACGTATGGAAGCGAGCAGGCAAGCCTAACATAGCAAAAGCTATTGACTCTGTGCTAGGCCTAAACCATTGTCTGATGAGCTGGGTATATTGGGAGACAAGGAAGTAATGACACGGAAGATACAAACACCTAAGAGCAATGCCAAGATGCTAGACATCGTTGAGTTTTACCTCAGGAGCCCCCGCTTCCGAGACCTTAGCGCTAAGTGTCAGTATGAGTATGAGCGTCACTTACGGCTAGCCTGTGCTACACAGCTACGTGATGGCAGGCTGTTCGGGGGTGTGCGTATCAACCGTGTAGGTGTCAAGATGATGTCTGACCTATATGAGACATGGCTTGAGATTGGCACTACTACTGCTAACATGCGTATGGCCTACCTGTCTGCCTGTTGGAAGTATGCAATGCAGAAAGAGGTAGTCACAGCAGACCCTATCGCCCTTGTGTCACGTAAGTCTACCAAGGCACGTAAGATCAAGTGGGAGCCTGAGCACGTTAAGGCATTCCTTGATACAGCATACAGTGACTTCAAGTGGCGCAGCATTGGGTTGCTTGTGCATATGTCATACGACTGGGCACAGCGTGTAGGAGACATGCGGCTACTCAAGTGGGACAACCTAGACCTTAACGCCCAGCGCCTTGACCTGACACAGAGTAAGCGCAATGCTGATGTGCACCTGCCGATCAGTGATGGTCTAACATCCATGCTCGTGCAGCAGAGAGAAGACTTCGGGTTTCAACAGTATGTCGCACCCAGCGTCAAGCCTATCGGCGGTGCTTACAGGGCATACACAGAAGTGCAAATACATAAGCTTATCAATGCAGTAAAGGCCGAAGCTAATCTACCACATGAACTTACAGCCATGGACTTACGCCGCACCGCTATCACTGAGATGGCTGAGGCAGGGGTTGACATGGCTGGCATCATGCAGGTAAGTGGTCACAGGAACCCACAATCGGTTAAGCCTTACCTAGTCAACACATTCGCTGGAGCATCCAATGCCCTAGCTAAACGCAATGGAGCCAAGACATGAGCATCAGAGGATACATCAAGAGTCTGAGCCTCAGCGATGGCCAGACATTCCGTGCTAACTGCCCTGAGTGCAACAGACGTAACACGCTGACTGTCATTAACGATGGTGGTAGCTTGGTGTATAACTGCTACGGCCTAGGGTGTAGTGCTACTGGTGCTGTGCACGTAGGCATGACTGCCCATGAGATACAGAAACGCCTAGCTCGACGCCAAGACACCATGGCTAAGCCTGAGCGTGAGACGATGGTGATACCTGAGTATGTAACCCAAGCCCCTACAGACAATGCCCTATTCAATAAGTTCATACAGAAGTGGGGGCTGCAAGGCATCAGGCTTATGTATGACGTCAAGGATCAACGGGTAGTGTTTCCTATCCTGTATAAAGGCAGGCTAGTCGATGCAGTAGGCAGATCGCTGACTGGCAAGACACCTAAGTGGCTACGTTACACAGGCACTGCATCTGTGTTTAAGATGGTGTATGGTGAGCCCAATGGCACGGCTGTGGTGGTTGAGGATGTGATCAGTGCTATCACTGTAGCTAAGCAACTCCCAGGCGTGACAGGCTTGGCTATCCTTGGGACTTCACTTGGGTCTCAGCACATTGAGGCGCTTGACGAGTACGACAGGATTGTGGTAGCCCTTGATAGAGACGCCGTGTCTAAGACACTGGAGTTCAAACGTACCATTGAGTCATGGACAGGTAATACCACAAAGGCTCTACTGTTGCAGGATGACATCAAGTACATGGTGGAAGACGACATGATGAACCTCAAGGAGGCAGTATGCTAGAACATACCATCGAACAACACTTGGCAGAGCTAGGGTTTCTACCTCCAGCTAAGGACGAAGAGAAGAAACAGCAGTACAACTATGAAACACTGCCTGCATATGATGAACACGGGGAGTACCTATTCTAATGACACAGATTGAAACAACATACATCGACCACATGGGCAGTGACCTATCAGTAGTCAATGCAGCACGGGTTAGCTTCGGCAAGAAGTCATACTGCGAAGAAACCAGATGGGTGGATATGGGGGATTGGTCAGGTGATATGCCTGTCGTTGATGATCGTGACACCAAGCTCATCAAGTACCTCGCCAAGCATAAGCACATCAGCCCATTCGGTCATGCCTTTGCATCCTTCCACGTTAAGGCTCCTATCTTTGTAGCACGGCAGCTAGTCAAGCATAAGTTCCTACGTTGGAATGAGATCAGTCGTCGATATGTCGATGATGAGCCTGAGTTCTACACACCAGCTGTTTGGCGTGGACGTAGCGCTGACAAGAAGCAGGGTAGTGATGGTGTTGTTGATGTGATGGATGGCTATTTCCATGCTGACGAACTTGGAAACACTATCAGTCAGGTCACACTAGACCTTTACAACAACCTACTTGCTGAAGGAGTAGCTCCTGAGCAAGCCCGTATGGTTCTTCCACAGTCAACCATGACTGAGTGGTACTGGTCAGGTAGTCTTGATGCCTTTGCTGACATGTGCCGCCTTCGTTGCAAGGAAGACACACAGTATGAGAGCCGTGTTGTAGCTGACCAAGTGTCTACTATCATGCAAGACCTATATCCTGTATCATGGGCTGCTTTGATGAGTGAAGGAGAGAAGCAATGAGTGACAACGTAATCCCGCTTGGTAACATCACTCGTTTAGACCTGCCTACGGATCGTGTTTTGGATGAGGTCAAAGGTGATTGCAGCGATGGCGTTGTGGTCGTGGGCTTTGACAACGATGGCCAGCTTTACTTTGCGTCCTCCATTGCAGATGGCGGCAGTGTTCTATGGTTATTGGAGCAGGCGAAATTAGCTTTGCTGGGAGAAACAGAATGACTAATCGTAAATTTACACCACCAAAAGAGTTCCCCGCAGAGTATGTTGATGGATATGGGTGTAAGGTCACTATCTTGGGGCGTGCTTATCACAACAAAGAGAGACCTCTGGTAGGTTTTGATGACGAGGGCTGCGCCTGTAATTACGCAGAAAACGGGGCTTATTGGCCTGATGATGAGTGTAAATATGACCTTCACGACATCCAAAAGCGCATCACAACGTGGCACAACGTCTACGAGGGTTGGGTCGGGGCTTCAAATAAAGTGAACCGTGGTGCTACAGAAAACCGCCTCTGCGTCTACCGCATTGAACGTAACGAGGATGGTAGCAACCCTGAGATATTCGTGGAGGAAGTTTGATGAAGTTTGACTATAAAGAGTATAAGCCCGCCTTCCTTGGAGTGTATCTGTTTATGTCTTTCCTAATGTGGGCGTATTTTATCGCCTCTGCCTTGGAAGCCCCTGAACAGTATGACCTTGGTGATGCGATCGTTGGGGGGTCGGTACTTTCACTACTATGGCCCCTACTTGTCACGGTAGAACTCATGCGCAGGGTGCTATTCTAAAACAGGAGAGACAGAATGACTGACGGAAACACACAAGCAATCGCCCAATACCTCGACGAGAGAGAAGACTGGGACGCACTGCAAGAGGTCACAGTAGAGCTTGAGCAAGCCGAAGCACGGATTGAGGAACTGGAAGCCAAGTTGGCGAAGGCTGTCGAGGCTTTACGCTTGGCGGATGCCGCCCTTTCGGGCGCAAACATGAATATGCGTGTCGTGGAGAAGTCAATAAAATCCACCCTCGCAGAACTGAAAGGAGAGACAGATGAGTGACAACCTGAACCTACACCTATGGGTAGCACGACGAGCTGAGCAAGGCACACTACAGGCTCATGCTGACTACGTTGTTGAGAACATCAGGCTTCTAGAGCAAGCAGTAAAGTATGAAGCTGACCTAGCTCAACAAGCGTTGGACAGCAGGGCTGAGCTTGCTGCTGCACTAGACAGTCAAATCGAGTGGGTGAAAACCTTGAGGGAAAAACTGAGTGTGTCTGAGGCGAAGCTGGAGAAGGCGGTGCAAGGCCTTGGGGAGAGCCAAGAGGAGATCGACCAATACATTCGGCAAGAATACCCCAGCGACCATTCATTGCATGAGCGTTACAGGCAGCGAGACTTCAGCGCCAACCCCGCCCGCACCACCCTCGCAGAACTGAAAGGACAGGACGATGAGTGATGATCTGGTGAAGCAACTGCGTGAAGATCAGCCAGTGACGCAGGACATGGGGAGTACAATGCAATGTAGCCTACAAGATGCAGCAGCCGACCGCATCGAAGAACTGGAACTTGCCGTGCGCTATGAAGCTGACTTAGCGCAGCAGGCCCTTGATGCACGGAAAGAACTGGCGGCCAAGCTGGCGAAGGCGGTGAAGTCTCTGGAATATTACGGCGGGTGGAGCGATGGCAGTAGTGGCATCTGCGGTTTTGATGGTGGCTCACGTGCTCGCACCACCCTTGCAGAACTGAAAGGACAAGACGATGAGTGACTGTAAATGGCCAGAAGGAACTTGTGCTTGCTATGCTCAGGAAGCCGTAAAGCCTGACTATGCTGGCCGTGTGTGGATGCACTGTGAAGAAGGCTTGTCCCTGTCGAAAGCCAGTATGTCTCGGTTTGTGATGTTCTGCCTGATGAACGGCGTCGAGATTGGAACACTGCACCCTTTCAACCCTGCTTTTCCACGCAGCCAAGTGTCAGCATCGGTGCGCTTGAAGCCAGAACAGTTCGCTGCGTTTGAGGCTGAGACGGGCGGCAAACTGAGGAAGCCCCCAGTCATTTCTCTGAACTCAAGCAGCCCCGCAGAACTGAAAGGACAAGACTATGCCTGATATTAGTATGTGCGATAGCACAACCTGCCCACTAAAATATAAGTGTTATCGTAACCCTGCTAGTGGCACTCAACCAAGCGAGTTTAGGCAAGCATGGTTTATTTCTATGGAAGCTTGGGGTGAAGATTGCAAGTATTACTGGCCAGTAAAGGAGAAACACAATGGCTAACTACAATGACCATAAGGTCTGGAGAGAAGTTGAACTACACACACATGCAGAGTACCTTAGCGAGCACATAGAGTATCAACCTGAAGACCTCCTAGAGCTTTCCTCTAAGCTTATGGCTGTAGCAAAAGAAGAAGGACTTCAAGGTTGCTACCTAAAGTTTAAGTCCACAATGGAACCGTGGGAAGACTATCTTGGCCCAGTTGGGTTGACCATCTGTGGTTACAGAAAGCTAAACACTAAAGAGAAAGCTCATCAGGAACGAGATGAGGCTATTATGGCCTTAGCAAAAGAGAAGGGCATTACGTTCTATGAGGCTGATACGCTGATGTCATTGAAGGAAAAGGGTAAGCTATGAGTAATACAACAGACTACAACGTAACCCGCAGCGCAGCTGCTCAGGTCACAACAGACCGCTTTAGCCGTATGTTGCGTGACTTAGAGGATGACTCAGAGGAAGAGATTGTAGTGTGTAGCCTGATGAAGTATTACAACCTATGTTCAATACCCGTTACGGACGAGGGCGGGATGGACATGGGTGTAGATGAAGACCTACTGTGGGCTATTGAACGTATCCTACAGGACTTCATGAGTACTGCTGATTTTAACGCATGGATGCTTAACAGAGATTATCGTAAACGATAAAACTGAGGGTATATGCGGAGATTAGACCCCCTATTTACCGCAAACAGTAAGGAGAATGTAGGCTTCGTGCTACACATTCAGGAATTAAGACTTAAGTGTAAGACATAAACGCAACAGACGGAGACCTACTATGACTAAACAGAGATATACCTTGGAGCTAACTCACGCCCCGAACGGCGGATGGATAGTCACAAAAGGCGGTGAAGAATACATGTCAAGCCAAGTTGTTGCTGCATATAGCAACAAGTCACACATGCTGAATGGGCTATCCGATATGATAGACGAGCTGGGAGAACAAGATGATTAAAGACCTATCATACCTTGTAGTGAAAGAGGTAGAAGAGAATGAGGATGGCAGCGCTGAGGTGACCTTCCTGATGGATGACAAGACGAAAGATGTGCTTGTCGAAGAAGGTCTACGGTTTGTACTGACCTGTGCAGCAGCCAAGCTAGACATAGAGTATGCCCTACAAATCTTGATGAACTACATGGATGATGCTGATGTTGAATGAGATAATCAAACACCTAAGTGGCAGTGAAGCACTGCATGAATTTGTTGATGCTGTTGTTAAAGTGCGCCTTAAGATGACACGGGATATGTATACCATAGAGCTTGATCGTCTATTTAGCATGGATGAACTAACAGAACCACAGAAGCAGGACTACGAACAGCTACTGGGTGATGTCACAGCAATAGACCGTGTGCTAGAGTTTTACGGTTGGACGGAGGATGATGATGTTCACGATTGAGACTGAGTTCGACAAGTCAGTAGTGACTACCATCGACGACAAGGGTGAGCTAGAGGATGTTATCCTTGAAGTCACAGACGATGGGTCAATCAACATACTGCAATACAATGAGCACTTCGAGGCTTATGCATTCATTCACATGTCTGGACATCAATGGCTTGACTTGCTGGCTGCTATGCGTAACACAGACGGTGCATATCGCTTATCTAAAGCAGGAGGACATAAACTATGAGTATGTGTGGGGAGTTAGAGAACCTAGAGCATGAGCTCAGAAAAGCAGAACTACGTGTATCTGCATTGAAGAATAGAATGCACGAGATTAAAGCCCTAATGAAGAAAGACAAATAAGATGGACATGATTAACGCACAGGGTTACGTAGCAATAGTGCTTTACTTGTTGGGTGCAGCTATGTATGTGGTGATGCTTGAGGATGCGGAGACGGGAGGGTCTACCCCTGGGAGTACACTCGCTGGGCTACTGTGGCCCTACGCTGCCTGTGTGATCATGTATGTGTTCATGACAGGCGGCTTCGATGATGATGAAGATGAATGACGGAAAAGGATTAACACGATGATGGAACTTGCACTGCTACGTACCTTGCTAGACAAGGAGTTCTACGACGACCACAAGGGTATCCGCTGCCCTGACTACATCTTCTCCAAGGATGTACGTAAGATCAAACAGGCGCTAGACCTAGGCATGAAGACATACGAGACGGACATGTCTGTTGCTGACCTTGAGGCTTTGTTCTACACGACCAACCAGAGCATGACTACAGCGAACAAGCAGGCATATGAAGACCTGTTCAGACGTATGGCTAAGGCAGATACTATCAACAAAGAGATTGCTGACAATGCCTTGTCCAGTATGTTCCGACAGCATGTTGGTGACCGCTTGGCTAACCTAGGCTTTGAGTATGTCAATGGCACAGAGACTAGCATGGAGCCTCTACGTGCTATGCTTGACATGTACAAGGACGACTTCACGCCTAACCTCAAGGTTGACTGGGACGACATTGAGATTGATACACTGCTTGAAGCTAACGAGACACAGACACAGTGGAAGTTCAACATCCAGAGCCTACGCCGCCGTGTTGAGGGTGTAAGTGGCGGACACCTCTTGGTTGTAGCTGCACGTCCTAACACAGGTAAGACTACCTTCCATGCTTCTATCATAGCTGGACCAGATGGCTTTGCTCACCAGGGTGCTAAGTGTGTAGTCCTGTGTAACGAAGAGAGCTACGAACGTGTGGGTGCTCGTTACCTCTGTGCTGCTACCAATATGTCACTTGAGGAAATCAAAGGTAACTACGCCCTAGCTGCTTCACGGTATAAGCCAGTCAAGGAAAACATCCGTATCAAGGACAGCACAGGCAAAGACATGAACTGGGTTGAGTCTATCGTTAAGACGGAACGCCCTGACATTGTGATCCTCGACATGGGTGACAAGTTCGCTAGCAAGACAAGTGACAAGTCAGACGTTTACCTCAAGGAAGCAGCTATCCATGCACGTAACATCGCTAAGCAATACAAATGCTGTGTTGTATGGATGTCACAACTTAGTGCTGTAGCTGAGGGTAAGGTCTACGTAGATCAATCTATGCTTGAAGGCAGTAAGACAGGCAAAGCAGCTGAGGCTGACCTGATGGTACTTATCAGTAAGAACCCTATGGTCGAAGGTGCAGACGAGCAAGACACCCAGCGCCACTTGAATATCGCCAAGAACAAACTTGACGGTGGCTGGCATGGAGTTGTACATTGTGAGCTTGATGGTGCTAGAAGCCTTTACACAGTATAACTGAATAGGAGAGACGATGAAGCTTGTACTAGACGTAGAGAATGATGTGTTGGAACGTAATGGGCGCAACCACCTTGACCCTTATGAGCCAACAAACAAGCTTGTACAGGTAGGCATGGTTGATGTGGACAACCCAGAGCATAAGCACATTGTCACATTGGATCACAAGGAGAAGAGGGACATCAGTGGCGCAGGCAGGAAGCTCATTCAAGACATCCTAGACCTGACGACATTGATGATTGGTCACAACCTGCAGCATGACTTGATGTGGCTGTGGGAGTGTGGGTACAAGTATGATGGTGACATATATGACACTATGTTGGCTGAGTACATCTTGCTACGGGGTCAGAAGCAGCCTCTTAGCCTAGCCGCCTGTGCTGAGCGTAGAGGGTTGGAGCACGAGAAAGACGACACCCTTAAGCGTTACTTCAAGGAAGGATACAACACCAGTGAGATACCTTTATCTGAGCTTAGCTTTTACCTTGGGTGTGACCTCGACGTTACTAGGGAGCTGTACCTTGACCAAGAACGGGAGTACGCAGAGGCTGACGCTGCCTCCCTTCATAACATCAGAAGAGTTACCTTCGACACCTGCAAGACCCTCACCAGAATGTACATGTCAGGGGTCAAGGTGGATAGAGCCGCCCTCGACAATGTACGACAAGAGTTTGAACTAGAGAAGGCAGACATTGAGACACGGCTGCAGCAGCATGTACGTGACCTAATGGGTGATACCCCTATCAACTTGGGCTCACCTGAACAGATGTCACAGGTTGTATTCAGCCGTGCCATGTCAAACAAGAAGGAGTGGGTACCTCTCTTTGAGTTCAGCAAGACTGACGCAGACTTCAAGTCCATCATCAAGAGTAACATGCGGCTACTACGTAAGACTAAAGCCTTCACGTGCCCTACCTGTGAGGGTACAGGCAAGACGTATCGCATCAAGAAGGATGGCACTAAGTTCGCTAGACCAAACAAGTGTAAGGATTGTGAGGCACGTGGATATCAACTCAAGCAGTTGCCTGAGCTGGCTGGACTAGGGTTCACACCTCCCAGCAAGACCTGGGTATCAGCTAATGGTTTCAGCACAGGCAAGGACAACCTAGACGTCCTTATCGCTACAGCTAAGACTAAGAAGATGGACAAGGCTATTGAGTTTCTCACTGACCTGAAACGTCTGTCAGCTGTGTCTAGCTACCTCTCCAGCTTTGTTGGTGGTATCACTGACTACACCAAGGCCAATGACGTACTTCACGTATCACTCACGCAGCATATCACTGCAACGGGTCGCTTCTCAGGACGTAACCCTAACATGCAGAACATGCCTCGTGGTGGTACATTCCCAGTGAAGAAGGTGTTTGTATCTCGTTGGGAGGGAGGTCAAATCCTTGAGGCTGACTTCGCTCAGTTGGAGTTCCGTGCTGCTGCATTCCTAAGTCAAGACCCTGTAGCGATACAGGAGATTGAGACAGGCTTTGACGTACACAGCTATACTGCTCAGGTTATTACTGATGCGGGACAGCCTACGTCACGGCAGGCAGCGAAGGAGCATACATTTGCACCTCTGTTTGGTGCTACTGGTTACGGCAGAAGTAAGGCGGAAGAGGCCTACTACATCCACTTCAACCAGAAGTATGAAGGTGTAGCTAACTGGCACAAGAGCCTGGCTGATGAAGCTATGCGTTTCAACAAGATCACTAACGTCAGTGGCAGACAGTATGCCTTCCCTGATGTAACTCGTCGTCGTAATGGCACTGTGTCCCACTTCACGATGATCAAGAACTACCCAGTGCAAGGCTTTGCTACAGGAGACGTTGTGCCTGTCGTATTGATTGAGCTGGAGAAACGACTGATGCCATATCACTCGTGCCTCGTAAACACTGTACATGACTCAACCGTAGTTGACATACACCCAGACGAAGCAGAGATTGTTATTGGTATCATCGAAGACATGAATGGAAGCCTCAACGATCTAATTGAAAGGGAGCTTGGCGTAACCATGAATGTTCCACTGCTACTAGAGTCAAAGATCGGGTCGAATTGGCTTGATGTTAAAGACGTTTAGTGCTATAACTACCCTTCCTGAAGCTCAAGAAAAGGAATATCTTATGAGCAACGAACTGACTACCCCCGACTACAACAACATGTCCGATGGAAGAGATGATGGGCATCACTACATCTGGTGGTGGCGGACCTGACATTCGCACGTGTGCGTCAAATCCAGAAAGCTGTAATGGGTGAAATCGAAGTAGCTGGCAAGAAGGTCAAGACAGAAGTTGTCGGCGTTGGTGTCTATGGCATTACACTGCCAGACGGTACTGAAGTCGTAGCTGAGGGCGTAAGCGTCCGTGTCTTTGCTGTACGTCAGCAGTTCCAGCGCTGGGACGCAAATGCTAACATGACACAGAAGACAGTCATGGCTACTAACCTCAACCAAGACCTCAAGGATACTACAGGTCGCTTCAACCTCGGTCGTCCATCAGGTTACGTAAAGGACTTCAATGCCCTGCCTGAGTCAACCAAGGAGCTTATGCGTAGTATCACACGTGTACGTATCGTCATGGGTCTTATCACAGTTGAGAAGCCTATGGATTCTAATGGTGAGCCGCTCGACATCGAAGTAGTGGATGTACCATTTGTGTTTGAGATCAAGAACCGTGACAGCCTCAAAGCTATCGACGATGCATTCAACGGCCTCAAGCGCAAGAATGTACTGCCGATCATGGGTAACATCACCCTGGGCTACGAGGTCAAGACTACGCCGACAGGTGTAAGCTACGGTGTTATCACTACTGAGGTAGGTACTACAGTAGAGCTCAAGTCTGAGGACCAAGAGATGCTCCGTAACTTCATGGAGTACATTGAGTACGTCAACGGTTACATCCTGCGTAAGTGGTCAGAAGCTAACGTAGAGGGTATCTCAGATGATGATGCTGATCTGGTCGCTGGTCTCGTAGACATCCAAGGTGCAGACGAATGAATCATCCAGCAGAGCTAAAGGTATTTGCATTCTTGCAACAAGCTCTTGCTGGTGAGACTACTATGACAGAGGAGGTGGCTGATAAGGTCGCCTCCGATGTTAAGGCTGCATTGTTTAAGCAGTTCGATAGTGGTCCACGGGATGAGTTCCGACTTCGTATGTCAAACATTGGACGACCTAAGTGTCAGCTTTGGTTCGACAAGAATGACTCAGAAGATAAGACACCCTTCCCACCACACTTCCTGCTGAATATGCTTATTGGTGATATCACTGAGGCAGTATTCAAAGGTGTCCTACGTGCTGCGGGTGTAGAGTTCCAAGACAGTGATTATGTCACACTTGAGTTGCCTAATGGTAAGAAGATCAAGGGTGAGTATGACATGGTGCTCGACGACAAGGTAGACGACATCAAGTCTGCTTCACCCTGGTCCTACAACAATAAGTTTGAGGACTTCGACACCCTGAACAACCATGACAGCTTCGGCTATGTGGCTCAGCTTGTAGGTTACGCTACTGCAGCTGACAAAGGTGTAGGCGGCTGGTGGGTAGTCAATAAGGGCAACGGTGAGTTCAAGTATGTCGATGCATCCAATGTAGATGCTGAGGCTAAGCTTAAAGACATTGAAGCCCTCACTGAGTATCTAGACAATGACATGCCTTTCGAGAGATGTTATGCACCTGAGCCTGAGACATACCGTAAGAAACCTAGTGGTAACCTCAAGCTGAACACTGAGTGTGGCTTCTGCTCCTACAAGCATAAGTGCTGGCCTACACTACAGACCATGGAGTCAAAGGTATCAGCAGCTAAGGTCAAGCCTATGGTGGACTATGTGTTGCTAGTGGAGGGTTAACATGGCTAAAGCCCAGCGCAGACACAACAAGAGGGCTTACCGCAGCGGCTCAGAGGGGAAACTTTCTGAGCTGTTGTCTAAGGTCCAGAAGGAAGTCAGATACGAGAAGCTAAAGGTAGAGTGGGAGGACTTACAGTACCGAACATACACGCCTGACTTCGAGTTAGACAATGGCATCATCATTGAGTACAAGGGTTTGTTTGAGCCAGCTGACAGGCGCAAGCATCTACACGTAAGGGCTCAACACCCTGACCTAGACATCAGGTTTGTATTCTACAATGCAGCAGCTAAGATCAACAAGGGGTCGAAGACAACCTACGCTATGTGGGCTGACAAGTATGGCTTCAAGTGGTCACATAAAGTTGTACCTGATGAATGGTTGACAGAGCCAGGGAAACCACGTACTGAGACTAAGATACTGTACAAACAGGAGAAGCATGAGACATGGGATACACGCTCAAAGAAAACCAAATAGCCTTAGTGTTTGAGATGGAAGTAGAAGACAACGGTGCAGTCACAGGTGATCTAGGCACTTCCGTAGTCTTCCCTACAGAGTCATCACTAGATGATCAATCTCTTGGTATTATGATTGATCTGATCACCATGCTATCCGTATTCCTATCATATGTTGAAGACAAGGATGAGCTGTTTGATGATCTAGTTAAGTATCGTGACGAGATGCTAGGACTGGGTGAAAGCAACGTCTTGAGCTTCAACTCCAAAACAATGGGGTCTGCCTAATGTCTAAAGAGTTCGCAGTAAGCTTCATGCTTAAGATCGACAAGAACAACAACATACTATCATCATCGGAAGCAGATCACGCAGAAGATGTAACTGACTTGATCCACGACTTGTTCTACGATGTAGACGATGTTAAGGTCACCAACGTGAAAACAGAAGAGAGAGATACATGAATATAGGTACAGGGATTGAGTTAAAGCAGTTCATTAAAGCATTCGGTGGTTCTCTTGATCCTCGCTTGTGGCTTAAGCTGATTGAAGAAGAATATGCAGAGATGCAGGCTGAGTCTTTTGGTTCAGCTGCACACCTCAAAGAAGTAGCTGACGTATGTTATGTACTCAATGGCTTCTACCTAACGCAGGCTGACGCTTTAATGAACCTCTACCCTGATGAAGAGGCAGAGAAATGGGCTAACTTCTTTGATGGAGTCAATAAAGCATTACTACCTGTAATTGAAGAGTATGGTGCACCACGAGTCAATGAAGCATTCAAGCGTGTACATGAAAGTAACATGAGTAAGCTAGGCGAAGATGGTAAACCCATTCGACGTGAAGACGGTAAAGTCCTTAAGGGCCCAGACTACAAAGCACCAGACCTATCTGATCTGGCATTAACGAAACAAGAGGAAGCACAATGAGCAACTACCTACCGACAGACTACCAATCCTTCATCCATACATCACGTTATGCACGATGGCTAGACAAAGAGGGACGCCGTGAGACATGGGTTGAGACAGTAAGTCGCTACATGGATAACTTGGTTCACTCTAAGGTTGATGCCTCAACAGCAGACGCACTTGAGACAGCCATCATGGACCTCAATGTCATGCCATCCATGCGAGCACTCATGACAGCAGGCCCAGCGCTTGATCGTGATAACACAGCAGGTTACAACTGCAGCTACCTACCCGTAGATGACCCTAAGTCCTTCGATGAGGCTATGTTCATCTTGCTCTGTGGTACAGGTGTTGGCTTCTCTGTTGAACGTCAGTTCGTCTCCAAGCTCCCAGAGATCCCTGAGTTGTTTGAGAGTGACACAACTGTCGTCGTCAAGGACAGCAAGGAAGGCTGGGCAAAGTCTCTGCGTCAAGTGATTGCACTCCTGTATAGTGGTGAGATTCCTAAGTGGGACGTGAGCCGTGTACGCCCTGCAGGTGCTAAGCTTAAGACATTCGGTGGTCGTGCATCAGGCCCAGCGCCCCTGGTTGACCTGTTTAACTTCGTCATTCGTACCTTCAAAGAAGCACAGCACCGTAAGCTTAGCTCACTTGAAGTACACGACATCATGTGTAAGATTGGTGAAGTCGTAGTGGTAGGTGGTGTACGCCGCAGTGCTATGATCTCTCTATCTAACCTGAGTGATGACCGTATGCGTCACGCTAAGTCAGGCTCATGGTGGGAGAATGATCCACAACGTGCCTTGGCTAACAACTCTGTGAGCTACACTGAGAAGCCCGATGCTGTATCCTTTATGCGTGAGTGGATGTCACTTGTAGAGAGTGGCTCAGGTGAGCGTGGCATCTTTAACCGTCAAGCATCTGTAGCTCAAGCTAAGAAGAATGGACGCCGTGACCCTAACTTCGAGTTTGGCACTAACCCATGCTCAGAGATTATCCTTCGTCCATACCAGTTCTGTAACCTCACAGAAGTAGTCGTACGTGCCACTGACACCATTGAGACACTGGAAGCTAAAGTAAAGCTAGCTACAATCCTTGGTACAATCCAGTCTAGCTACACGAAGTTCCCCTACCTCCGTAAGATTTGGCAGAAGAATACAGAAGAAGAACGGTTGCTTGGTGTGTCACTGACAGGCATCATGGACAACCCACTTATGACTACAAAGAATGCAGGCTTGGAGGCTACTCTTGGACGCTTGAAGGAGGTTGCTGTTGCTACGAATGTTGAGTGGGCTGATCGCCTTGGTATCCCTGTGTCTGCTGCTATTACATGCGTCAAGCCTTCTGGTACTGTATCACAGCTGGTTGATTCCGCTTCTGGTATTCACGCACGTCATAGCCCTTACTATATCCGCACGGTACGAGGTGACAACAAAGACCCACTGACACAGTTCATGAAGGACCAAGGCATTCCTAGTGAGCCTGACGTAATGAAGCCTGACTCTACTACAGTGTTCAGCTTCCCTATGAAGGCCCCTGCGAATGCTGTAGTCACGGCTGATATGTCAGCTATTGAACAGCTTGAAATGTGGTTGGCTTATCAACGTGCTTGGTGTGAACACAAACCTTCTGTCACTATCAACGTCAAGAAGGATGAGTGGTTTGAAGTAGGATCGTTTGTGTATAAGCACTTCGATGAGATGTCAGGTGTAAGCTTCTTGCCTTACAATGAGCATACCTACCAGCAAGCACCATACCAAGAGGTAGGCAAGTCAGACTACGAGATGCTGCTGTCATGTATGCCTGATGGTATTGACTGGAGTAAGCTTTCAGAGTATGAACAGGAAGACAACACAGCAGGAAGTCAGACACTAGCTTGTTCTGGTGATAGCTGTGAGATCGTTGACTTGACGTAAGACTAACACCTGAGCAAGTGTATAAACTGCTCGCTTAACACATAAGGAGAACACATGGCACACTACGTAATGTTATCTCAAGATAACTGTAAGTACTGTACTGCAGCGCTGGGGTTACTTAAGGCAGGTGGTCACACAGTAGCGGTGTATGACGTACAGGAGCCTAACAACAAGGCCTTTGTATCTGCACACAAGCAGACCAACACAGTGCCTCAGCTGTTTGACAGCGAGCTAAACTTCATTGGGGGGTATACGGAGCTTAAAGCCTACTTAGAGGTGTAATATTATAACACCGCCCCTAGCTCAACAGGATAGAGCAACTGCCTTCTAAGCAGTAGGTTGCAGGTTCGAGTCCTGCGGGGTGGGCCAACATAAGGATACAGACATGAGTGTTTGCCCTTGCTATAAATGCGGTATAGAACTAAATGATGCTACATGGATGCCTTCCTTCAAGAAACGCAACCAGCGCATTTGTAAAGAATGTTATCGTAATAGGTTTAACTCTAAAAACGGCCCTCAGAGATTATACATAAACGGTAAGTACGTACCTAAAAGTGACCCTCGTTATAGTATGTTTAAGCCTGGTAAATACAAGAACATAGGGGATGCTCTCTTTGAGCAATCGGGTGCTAGCAACGTAAAGGAGGGTCATGTATACGTTATTACCAATCAAGCTTGGCCTGGCTGGGTAAAGATTGGTATGGCTATTGATGCGGAAGATAGGCTTAATGGCTATCAGACAAGCAGCCCTCATCGTGACTACGTATTAGAGCATAGTGTTTGGTCTAATCACAGAAGAAAGTCTGAGCAACAAGCCCATGCAAGAGCAACTGTATTATCAGAAGAGGTTGCAGGAGAATGGTTTAAACTTACTGTAGAAAAAGCAACAGAGATATTGGATAACTTAGATGACTATGGACCTAGAGCCGCCCAAGAAGCTGACACGGACACGCCGAAAGACAAACTACAAGAACGCCCAAGCCAAGGAAACCTCTGGGATTACGCCAAGGACAGAGAAGCAGAAGGAATTGATTGATGCTATCAAGGGTAGCCAACAAGTTCTGATCCTTGGTCCTGCAGGTACAGGTAAGACTTACGTTACCGCTACCTGTGCAGCTGACATGTACACACTTAAAGAGATTGACAAGATTGTCATTACTCGCCCTCACGTAGCTGTAGGTAAAGATATTGGGTTCCTGCCAGGCACACTAGAAGAGAAAGCACAACCCTGGGCCTTACCTGTGCTGGACGTACTAGTTAAACACCTAGGCAAAGGCGCAGTAGATACAGCTATTAAGAATGGCAATATTGAGGTAGCTACACTGGCTCTCATGCGTGGTCGTAGCTTTGAGGGTGCTTTCATCATTGTAGACGAGGCACAGAACATTGAGATTGCTGAGATCAAGATGTTGCTTACACGTGTAGGCGAAGGCAGTACCATTGTGCTTAACGGTGACGTACAACAGTCTGACTTGAAGGGTGCATCAGGTCTAGCTAAGATCATACACCTAGCGAAGAAGCATTTGTTGGATGTACCTGTAGTTGAGTTTGGTGTTGACGACATCGTACGAAGTGGTATATGCAAGGAATGGGTCAAAGTATTTATGAAGGAGGGGCTGTAATGGCTAAATATAACTTTGAAGATATGAACGTTAATCTATCACATCTTGAAGCTGCGATAAGTGGGGATAATTCAGCGCTTACGGGAGCCTTTTGGTGGAGCGAGACACCCCAAGGTTCAGAATACTGGGAAGAACAGTATGACGATACCTCTGATCTTGACCGAGGAGAACTTAATCGTATCCGTCATGACTATCTTGAATGGCGTAAGGAACCTATTGAAGAAGCAGGGTTTATTTCTGTACGTCAAGACGCAGTGAACAGCCCTAGCCATTACGGTAATGGTGAGATTGAGTGTATCGTCTACATGAAGGACAATATGGACCCCCAAATGTTTCAGGGTTACCTAGAGGGTAATGCCAAGAAGTATCTACATCGCTGGCGTTACAAGGGCAATGGTACTGAGGACTTGAAGAAAGCACGTTGGTACTTAGATCGCCTCATCAAAGAGCTTGACTCCTAGAATATACTGTAGTATAGTACTCATGCAGCTTAACAAAGACAACATGAGGCTAAACTTATGGGCATAGAACAAGAAGCAGAGGACTTTATCATGGGTAAGCGTAAGCAGTTTAACGAGGCATTGTTTAATGCTACAGAAGACCTAATCGTGTTCGTCATGGACAACGTGCATGGCTCAACAGAGAGAGAAGATGCACTAAAGTATCTGCAACTCTTTGAGCTACTCACAAAAGAAGCCGTAAAGAACTACGGTATAAAGTAAGTACCTACATAGGGTAACAACTAGAAAGGGGGCCACTTAATTGTGACCCCCTCTTTTGTGTTTATGTACTTGGTCTTACTTTAGATCAGTGATCTCTTTGTAGTAATCAGAGATAGTCAAGAACAGCTGCACCTCTTCCCAAGTCATTTCTTTGATGCTACCTGTGAATCCATATGAGTCTTTCATATACTTTAACGCTTCATCTTTGACGTTCTTGTTCACAGATGTAATAGCCTTCCTGCGTACAGCATCTAGTCCTGTATCACCCGAGGCACTCATGTAGTCACGGAGGCCTTTAGACAATTCAGTCTTCCAAGCACCAAGCATTTCACGGCGCTGGGCTACAGATGCAGACTTAAACTTGTCTGTTTCAACCAGGTTTAGGAATGAACTCTCAAGCTGAGGTTGGATCAACTCATTGAACACCTTGTCATAACCAGGGAGCTGACTACGCTCATTGGCTTTCCAGGGGTGCATCTCTGCCATGCTATAGGCTTTCTCTGTAGCTGTACGAGCTGGCATCATTGTAATACCCATGATACGCAGGATAGGGTTAGCATCCTTGAGAGAGCCCTCACGTGTAGCTACACGAAGTTCTTCACCTGTCACACTGTCTAGCTTATCTGTGAAGATTTCAATGATGTTGTCTACGTACTTCGTGGCACCCATAACCCCAGCGCTAACACCAGTCTGTTGACGAGCATCACGTGCAGCATCTGTGTCATTGATGAAACCTACCATACGGTTAACCGCATCAATAGGACGTGTGAAGCCAGCCAAGATGTTACCACCCTGTTTGTATACAGCATCCATAGTAGCACCACGTGCACCTGGCTCGCCGTTAAACAGAGTATCAAACACGTTGTATAGATCATTGCCGAACTGTACGTCTTTAGCGAACTGTCCTACAGCAAGCTGAGCAGCAATGTCTTCAATGAGCTCCTGTGGTACCATCTCGTCATTACGGGCAAGGTTACCTGCACGACCTACAGCAAGCCACAGCGATACGGGGAACATGTTACGTGCATCAATAGTGTTACCACCACCTGCATCAATCATGTTGTATGCTACACCCTGCTTTCTACGTTCATCGTCAAACTCCATAGCTAGACGGAGGCTGGTAAGACCTACCAAGCTACGAGAGAATGCTTCAGTAGCAGTTTCAGGAACAGGAGCACCCTTAATGGCTTTGTTGTACATAGCACCAGCCATCTGTACGCCACCACCTACACTCCACTGGTATGCAGTAGCGAGTGTGTTGTTGAAGAAGCGACCAAAAGGTAGGATGGTACCGATTACAGGGATGTTTGAGAACTTCTCGACCTGCATAGCTGCATTAGCTAGGAGTTGATCATCTGTAGTATAGTCTTTAGAGAATACAGATTTTAGTGTAGTATCCAGGGCATTGCCGATCACTTCATTGTCGATAATGTCTACGTCACCCTTCTCAAGTACATCAGAGAGCGTACGGTTCTTGTTGAGACGCAGCCACTTATCCATCTCAGTCATAAACATTTGAGACTTAGTGAACGTGTCCTGTATCTTAACACCTGTCAGACGGTTAGCACCATCCACTACAGCCTCAGTCTTAGCGAACCACTTAGCCTCTTCATCAATGCCGTGACGTTTAGCGCTACGCTGTACACCACCAGTGAAGTTCTCAAACAAGACCTTACTTACATCGTCGTTGTTCTTGAGGAATGACATATAGGCGTCATGCGTAGTGTAAGGGGTCAAGCAGGTTACGGATCTTCTGTGACTGGATCTGTCTGTACACACGTCCAACACGGAGTGCTTCACGGCCACCCTTAGTCATGTTACCGCCCTGTGCTACACCCCAGAGAGTATTAGCTGTGCCTGAGAAGATGTCAGCAAGCGATTGCCCTACGTAGAACTGCCCAAAGCCCATGACGTTGACAGCTGTAGTGGCAGGAGACGATACAAGCATCCTACGCCAGATGTTCTGTCCATACTCACCTAGCTTAGCTTTCTTGATCTTAGCTGCTTCAGCATCCAAGTTATCAATAGCCTTAACACTACCGTCAATCACTTCATGACCATAGATTGTAGCTGCATCAAGCTGCTTACGAACCTGAGACATCACATTGAGTACCTGACCGCCTTTACTGATCTCTACAGCAAGCAAGTCACCTAAGCTCTGACCGATCTCTGTTGTGTCACCCAGGGTAATACCCATAGGTTTGATCTTGTTGTTGATAGCATCAAGCTGATCTTGTGGTAGCTTAGATACAATAGATGTCATTACGTCAGATACAGTAGCGCCTTTAGGCAGAGCCAAGCCCTGATCCTTGAAGAACTTAGCTACACCACTCTTGTTGTCTTCACCAAGCATAACCTCTTTGATGAAAGATACAGACGTAGGTACATCGTCGTAGGCGTCTTTACCACGGCTTACCTTATCAGCCCATGCATCTGCCTTTTCCATAATGATAGCTGCAGCATCACGTGCTTGCTCTTCCTTGAGGTCGATAGCTACACGTTTGTTCTTGGATGCCATCTCAGCAACAGCTGTATCAAGCTTATCTATCTCAGCAGAGCGCTTAGCACCCAAGTTAAGCTTAATGTCAGCATCAGAGAGACCTGAGGCACCAGCAAACTTACCGAAACCAAGCTGAGCTAGACCACCTACACCACCTAGCAATGAGCTAAAGCCTGTCTGCATGGCACTGTAGTTCTCCTGAGCACCAGCCTCAATGAGAGTGCTTTGAAGAGTATAATCATGCAGTGTAGCGAAGGCAGCATCAGCAGCTGTTGTAGCGGCAAGGATCTTCTTACCGTCTTTAGCTGATTGTGCACGTACTACATCACGCTGTGCTTTCTTCTTAGCTTCAAGCAGGAACAAGTCACGTTCACGACGAGCAGCTTCCCTACGAATAGTAGCAGATTGTGCTGTCTTAATGTTGTTAGCCGCAAAGCGTTTAGCCGCCTCTTTAGCTGCTTTCTCGCCTGCTTCCTTAGCTGCAGCTTGTGTAGCACCACTCTTAAGTGCCTGCTTACCGCCTTCAATAGCAGCTTTCTTGACTGCAGCACGTCCAGCTTGTGTCAGGCCTACACCTGCAGCCTTACCCATACCACCTGTGAGAAGACCAATGTAGTTAGACGGGTCAGCTACAGCAGCAAACAGGTAATCCTTCATGCCATCTACAGCACCAGTAAAGCCATCATTGGTGAAGACGTTGCCTAGCTGATCATAAATCTGGTATGCTTCCTTGGCTCTCTCCTTGACGTCATCCTTTGCGTCATGAATAAAACGAACCTCACCTGCCACAGATACAGTATTGGAGTTCATCCAACGCATATTGTCAATGAAGTCTTCAACTACCTCAGCATCAGACTTGCCTGCCTCTTTCCTGTAGTCTACACCATGTCTATCTACCATGTGTGCACGGATACGACGAGCTCTGTCACCAGTCTTAAGGTCATCCTTCTTTAGGACATCAGTAGGGTCAAAGATGTATTCATCTTCATCGACTTTACCTTTGCCTAGCTGTGCCAGGATCTGATCCTTGTTTAGCTTAGTCGGACCTGCTTTAGGTTTAGCTGAGAAGGTACTACCCATCTGTTCAGGCATAGATGTCACAGCGCTGGGGCTAGGTACCTTTGTAGTACCCAGCTGTGCTTGGATCTGTTCAAGTGTAAGCTTAGTAGCCATTGGTTAGTCCTTCTTGAGGTAACGCTTGATCAAGCTAATGATAGGGCCTTGATCACGTGGGTATGAGGGGATGTCTAGCTTTTCGCTATTCTCAGCATACCAGTCAGCAAGACCTTGTGCAAGTTCCTCATCTGAGTCCTCACCAGTAAAGCCTTCCTCTTCCATGAACTTCATGATGTCACGGCCATAGGTTTGGATTACCTTTTCTTGATCTGCACTTACCTTTGTACCTTCCTTAGCTGGTGCTTCCTCTGGCTTGGCTCCCAAGCCTTCAGGACGCATCTCAGGACGTACAGAACCATCAGGTGTATCTTGTGCTTTGTCTGCACCTTCTACTGATACACCCATGTCGGCATCATATGTCTCATACGTCTTTTGGATCTTCCGCTTAGTGTAAGTCTTCTTAGGCAAGTCATCATCCATACCAAACTCGTCGATAGTGATGTTGTTGTAACCCCGTACAAGAGCATCGTCAGGAATGAAGAACAGGTCTGCACCTTTCACCTTCATAGGACGGTTGAGGTTAAGACCAGGGACTACTACTTTATACCAAGCCTCAGGATCAGCATTACGCTTAATCTCAATCTGTTTGATAGCCTGCTCTTTAAGCTCCTCAGAAGGTAGGAACTCTACGAGTTTACCTAGTGGGCTACCCTTGAGACCCATACCCTGAAGATCCTTCTTAGACATTGTGTCTGACTGCTCTTCGGTGACCCAATCAGCAGGCTCAACCATACGCCCAGCGCTCTTAGGTTTGATAGCAGTGACAGTATCCCATACAGCAGCTACGCCATCAGCACTATCCGTGGTGTACTCTTCACCATCCATAGTCCAAGTAGCCTCTACAGGGTTACCATTCTCGTCTGTCTTAAACGCTACAGAACCACCATCAAAGGGCAATGAGTCGTGTGTCATCTTAACCATAGCATCAGGTGAGGTCTCTACCATACCACCTGCAGTCTCAATGTTCTTAGCTACTTCAGGTGCTGTAGCTTTTGTGCCAGTCAAGTCCTCTACGGCACCTACAGGTACACCAGCACCTTCTTCATACGTATCACGAAGTAGGTCAGAAGAAGCACCTGTACCTAGGAAGCCATCAATGATATTACCCATGCTCTCCATGTAGCCGCCACCTGAGAATGTATCTACACGGCCCTTCACGAAGTCAGACACGAAGTCACGCTGAATACTACGTAGTTCGCTTTGAATATCCTTCATACGTGCATCACGGGTTGCCTCCTCTGGAGACCCTGGCAACACAGCTGTATTGGCTAGGGTCTTATACTCCTGCTCAAGCTCTTGGTAAGCTACAGACTCAGTAGCCTGCTGCATCATGCGGTTAATGTTAGCTGACTCAGTAGTAGAATCCTCAGGGTTAAAGACCTTAGGTGTAGTGAAGTTCATGAAGGAGCCTGAGCTCAAGCTTTGGTACTCAGACTGTTGTGCCAGTTCATTGATGTCCAAGATGGAGTAGCCATTGTCGAATGCCTCTTTGTCCAACTCAGCACGTACACGATCCTTAGCACCATAGCCCATACCACGCTGAAAGAACGTACCCTTGTCAACCTTAGTTGAACCTACTTCAGCTTTACCTAGGCCAAACGTAGCCTGGATCTGCTCATTGATGTTCATGTCAGGCATCTGGAAGCCCTCAGGTAGCTCTACATAGTTCTTAGCTACTTCAGGTGTCCAGCGTGAGCCCATCTTCTCCTTGACACCTTGGAGGTTGCTAGTGAGATCAACAAGACCCTGTGGCCCAGATGCTAGAGCAGCACTGACCATTTCATCTGAGGCACCCAGTGACTTAGCTTGGTTAGCTAGACCAGAGTAGCGAGCTACAACTTCCTTACGCTTAGCTACAATACCCTTGTTACGCTCAGCTAGCTCTCGCTGCTTGTCTTCATAATCAGCTGCCTTAGCTTTACGCTCTAGGATTTGCTTTGTAGTACCTTCGAGGAAGCCCTGTGCAAAGGCCGTGAAGTCAATACCCATTATACTGTACCTTTCGACATGAGGCCCATTGGCTCTTCTGGTTGTTCTGTTTCCATTGCTGGCTCTTCCATGGGTTCTTCCATAGGTGCTTCAGCAGGTTCTTGCCCTGAGAGCTCTTCCAGGATGCCAGAAGAAGTGCCACCATCTGCTGCATCTTTCTCAATAGCATCAGCAATAAGTAGACGCAGACGCTTCTCTTCACGTTCTGTGGCTTCTTTCTTGTAGTCACGGTTTGTTTCTTTAGGTTCAATGCCAAGCTCATTCATAGCCAGCTTAATGTATGTAGCAACCATAGGAGCTACTATCATACCAGCATCTACTGTATGTGTACCCTTCTGAGCTTCAATGAGCGTCAGGCTGCTTACTACAGTCTTAAGATCACCACCAAGCTCAAATACAACACTCAAGTCCTGCATGAGCTCATCATCGTCCAGCTTCTTGATGTAGTACTCAAGGATATCACGAGGCTCTACCATCTCAGGTGGACGCTCCCATGGCGCAGCCTTAGGTGTATCAGTCAGAGATTGACCAGGAATGGGTTGAGATAGTGGACTTGCCATGTGTCTTACCTTATTTAGTGAAGCCTGCACCGAAGTACAGACCTACGATAGCGGATACGATATGTGTGTCTAGGGGTGTGATAACGAAGCCTTGTGCGGCTCTCCATTGTACAGCTTCTTGCCCTCCAAAGAGCCAGCCGAAGAAGCCACCTTTGACTTCCGTGTAACCTACAATGACGCTGACCTCAGGGTACCACACAGCTACCATCTTTGGCAAGACAATAATTGAGAATACAGCTGAGAGTGCAATCAGTCTACGTGTCCAAGCGAAGTGTGAGTCTGTCTTGCCCGCTTCACGTGCTGTATTGACTTGTTGTGCATTGAAGTTAGCTCTTTCCATGAGCATCTTCTGTTGAGCTTCTTTAGCCTTAATAGACTGACCCCAAATGCTCATGACCCCACCGAGAACAGTGGAGCCTAGCATAGTTACAAGTTCAAGTGGAAGTCCTAGCATTATTGTGGTACCTCTAGATCCCCAATAACTTCATTTGTGTCTGGTTTACTCCAAGTTTTAAGTACCGTACCATCAGCAGCCTTAACAGTGTAAATTGTACCTGTCCTAGCGCCATCAGTCATAGATGCGCTAGTAGTAATAGTAGAGGCTTCTTCGCCCTCATTTGCGACTAGGTTGTACGTTTGAAGTCTTCTCTTAAGTAACCCTCTAGGATAATCAGTCCCTGACTTAAAGTTTGTTGTGAAGCCAATCAGAGAGTCTTTACTTTTTTCACCCTCTTTACTCGCTTCCTTAAGCATAGTTTTTACTGAAGACCAAGATGCAGCACCAATACCTGCATTCCAAGCCATGTCATATGCAGCCTGTTTAGCTTCTTCTGTAAGGTCATCGAAGCCTTCCCCATATTTGGTAGCAGTCCTACTGCCAAACTCTGCATAGACAGCTTTAGCAAAGGCCTCATCGGTGTCGTAGTCCGTTCTAGAGATACCAAACTTAGTAGCTCCAGAGTAATCTACTCCAGAAAGACCTGAAGACGTAAGGCCGTGAGAGCCTGTAGGATCAAATGTAGTTCCATCTGCTTTCTTTACGCTGTTTTTATCAGGCACAATACCGTAAGGTAGAGTGACATATCCTCTACCATCAAGGTGAATGTCTGTGCCTTCAGCTTCTGTAAGACTACTAAAGCCTGAAGTTAAAGATGTTGTTTCGTCTACAGTCAAAGATTTACCTGCTTTGGTTACCGTAGCAAAGATATTGTTGGCGGTAACTTCTTCAGCAGGACGTACTGAACCTCTGTTAGGACCACCCATAGGTGACGCTAAGCCAGCACCTTCTGAGCATATCCTCACGCCCTACAGGACGTACTTTAGGTGGTTGCTCACCAATAATACTCAATAGGCTCAGGTTGCTTAATAGCTACACCACCCAGTATCATCCCGTACAATAGCTTGACGGTCAATCCAGTTAGGGATCAGCAGGAGGGTTACCTGCATAATCTGTAGTGCGTGACCGTGTAATACCAGCCATCTCACGTGCTTGTGCTACTTCATCTGCACTACGCTTAGCGGCTGCATCCCAGTCAGCCAATGTCATCTCACGTGTAGGTACAGGGTCTGCCTTACGTCTCTCACTGTAAATACGTCTTCAGCTCTTCAGGATCAGCATAAGAGCCTTGTACTGCCTTAGCGAAGTCTGTCTTAAGCTTCTCGAAAGGTGATACCTCAGGTACTTCCTTAGCTTTAGCTTTAGATGGAGCCATGACGCCCGTAGGTTCAGGCGTAGCTGCAATGTCTTCCTTAACAGTCTCAAGGAATGCATTAACGTCAAAGGAGTAGTTGTATTGATCTGCCATGTTATTATCCTGTACCTATAGAGCTTAGCTAGCACCAAGCAGGCAGCAAAGTTACCAACGCTACTCCAAAAGCTAGAGCTCCTTCGAAGCTGAGGCTGCTGCTTTAGCGTCTGCTGATTGGATGTTTGCGATAGCGAGTTGTGTAGCTCTGTCTGCATCATTGTTACCCGTCTGCCAAGCAAAACTCATAAGGTCTCTGCTTTCTTGTAGCATAGCACTAAATGCAGTAGCAGACATCTCATTCATTGCCATGGCTTCATCACGGTTAGCTTGGTTCTGAGCTGCTGTGTCAAGGGTAGCTACACTCTGTGCCCATACAGTATTAGCTTGCTCAATCAACAGAGAGTTAGATGCATTAAACTGTTCACGCTGATTGACGATGCTGCTATTGAACTGTGCCTGTGCATTTGCTTCACCAGCATTGAAACGATCTACAGTAGACTTCTGCTCTACGTTGAACATAGATACAGTAGCAGCTAGGTTCTCATAGAATTGGTCTACCTGCATCTGGGAGGAGGCATTAAACTGTGCTGCAGCATTGATAGCAGCCTGATCGGTAAACATAGCATTAGCAACCTGTTGTGTCTTGAACACATTAGTTTGTTGCTCATTGTTAAGGCTGGCCATATCCATCTGGAGGAATGCCTGTGCTTGCTGCACCTGAGCCTGTTGGCGGTTGTTGAGGTTAGCAATATCAACCTGAGACATAGCCGCTGCATCAGCCATAATCTTAGCGTTTGCTGCACCTAGGTTAGTCAGATCAACAGTCTGAGCCATACGAGCATTCTCTAGAGCAATCTGCTGCTCAGCATTGAAGTTCATATTGGCAATGTCGCTGATACGAGATGCATTAGCTACACGAGTCTGGAAGTCCTGTGAGAACTCCAAGTTCAGGAAGTTAGCACGTTGCTGAGCACCAAACAAAGCTGTCTGCTGGCGGTTACTCAGGTTCTGCATCTCAAAGAAGAGGCAGTCTGTGCATCCTGCATGGCGATAGGCAAGGAGCTTTCCATGGCAGCTTGTACAATAGCCTGTCCTGCCATGCTAGAGGCACCCAAACCACGTGCAGCGAGCTGTGCTGTAGCCGCTCTCATAGCACCCGCAGCCCAAGCTGGAGGCTCAGCACCTTCAAACTGCTTCATCAAGCCAGTAAGCTGCCCTTGTACAGTAGCGTCAGTAGATGGTGCACCTGTAGCTGCAGCGAAGTTGACTGCCTGATCTACACGGGTCATGTCTACGGAGGAACCACTAATAAGCTCACCTGTCTGTACAGTACGAGCGCTAGGTGCCTGGACTGTCTGGGCTTGTTGGATCTGCTCTGCATTAAGACCTAGCTGTGCAAGCTGTTGAGGTGACAT